CGTCACCCGAAATTAGCCGGTGATAGCTTTATACTGTGTGATACTACTTATTTGTTACGGGATTTTTATGAGTTAGACTTGATGTCAGAGTTTATTGATGATGTGTGAGCCATGTATGCGAACTGATATTTGACCATTATAATAATCGTTTGATTCTAGAACTTTTCTTTCAAACTGTGTTCTTGCTTCGATATAACTACATTCTGCTTTACTCCTACAAAGGTATAGTATTTCCCTTGTAAACTGTTCGGCACCAAATTTAATTACATCGTCTTGCAGTTCTTTACTGGAGCCATAATATGTTTGCCAGTCTGAATTGATTTTACTTCTAATCTTCTTGCGTTTTTTGTTGCCGTTCTTTAATTTTACAGTCTTATAGGTAGTTTTAGAAAACTTTGCGAGCTTCTTACCCACATATTTTTTACCATTTACTGTATTTGTAATCAGATAGACAAATCCCACACAATCGTCTGGAAGTGTTTCTATAGGCTGATTATCGTATGTCCACACCATGCATAACTAGTTATCCCTATTTACCATGTTGTAGCATACTCTTGATCTACTGCCCGTTTATTGCACTTTGTCTTGCATTCTTGCCATTTAAACGCTTTAAATTCGTTTTCCCAGAACGGATCATTTATAACATCTTTCAGACTTCTATTATGCAAATTGAATTTCTCTGCCAACGACTGCCATTCTGTGTTGTGACTATATCTATTTGCTACCCAACAGCAAGGAAATAACCTACCCCTAGCGTCGATATATAACCCTTTGTTTCCAATCTCACATAAAGGTACGATATTTTCGTTATTTTTAACTTGATCGTACAGTCTTAGATTAATTGTGTGTATGGGATTTTCTTGTCGAGCTGTTAGACGAATCGCCTCGCGTTGGAATCTATGTGTAATACTAACAAACTTCGCGCTAGGTTGTAAAGGATCATCGGCACCATAACTGGGATATACACTACCAAATTTAGTTGATTTAGTTACTTGGAAAATATCAATACCCAATGCTCTTGCTTGTGCTTGCATATCATTCAGATGATCTTCGTTAAACTTAAATGCTATCGCCGCCCAAGTTATCATACATTTAGAGTTGGCCCTAACGGTTTTAATCCCGGCCATAATGCTGTCAAAGTCGCTATTGACTCGATACAGATTATTAGACGCATCGTCATAACCATCTACACTAAAATGTATACTGTCATTTTCGTAGAGAGATCTTGCTAATGTTTCCCACCACTCAGCAGTTTTATATGACCCATTGGTGACTATCACGATCTCTACGGGTTTAACACTTTTAATATACTGTATTACCGGGATCAGCTCTCGAGCGTAGATAGGATCGCCATCATCTCCACAAAACGTGATCTTCTCCACACTATCTAGCAAAAATTGCGGAGTAAAATTTCGTTTGAAGAACTCTAAATCTAATTCAGTATTGATTAGACCGTTGGGCACTTCTTGGCGGGCACACCTTGAGCAGCGTAAGGTACATTTACTGGATATTTCTATGTGAAAGTGCCACGTGGCTAACATAATTGTACCTCTCGTTGCCATTGATTTGTAAAACTATTATCGGACCCAGAACATGTTGCTCGACACACGGGATGCGGATCTGTCGCCCACGATTTAGATACCTCTTCCAATGTAACAAAATCTTTTTGCCTACTACCCAACCAGCAGCATGGACTAATACGACCTTGTGTGTCAATGTAAACACTTTGCTCTTTAAGAGCGATACATTGGATTGCACTATCTGTCTTCTTAGGATTTGTCCATCCCGCGGGAAATTCTAATCCGTTTATATATGGGCGACGACTGACTTTAGCGCGGAACCACGTAAAACCCATGCTTCTTGCTAACTGTTCACATTCGTCGACTTGATGTTGATTATGAGCATACACTAACATATCCCAGTGCGCCGACCCCCCTGCTTCTATAAAAGCACGGGCATTGGCCACAACACGTTCCCACACAACATTTTTTCGATAGATATGATTTGTATCTGCCAATCCGTCTATGCTAAACACTACATAGTCTTTCGGTTGATTTAATCGTCGCGCTAACTGAGTCCACCAACGGGTGTTATGAATACCACCATTGGTATTCATTCCTAAAGTAATGGAGCTATTAACTTCTCTAAAGTAATCATATATGTCTACAGTTTCCAAACCAGCTGCAGGATCACCGTAATTGCCGCACATAAACATCTTTTCTAAACTTTGAATAAATTCTATGCTGAACTTATCTTTAAGTTGACTTACTGTTAGATGATGCTTGATATTTTTGTCAAACAGCTGATCTCTTTCACGGGCACATAACGGGCATGCAGCCTGACAGACATCGGTAGACTCTATATGTAATATTTTAGGAGACGTCAACATCTGTGTTATAGTTAGTGAACCCGTTTTCTTTTACCACTGTTAATACATTGTTAACCCTGCCAGCTAGTTCGTCTTTATGACTGACCAACCAGATACTCTTGTTAGATTCTCTGCTCATCTTCTTGAGTATAGCAAGACTGTTCTCGACACCGCTGGCATCCATGCCGCTATCCACAAGTTCGTCAATAAACAGCAAATTAACGGGTTGATATAGACTTTCCCAAACGTCTCGGAAACTCCAGCTGAGACTTAGAATCAATCTATTACGTTCTCCCCTACTGAGATTATCAAAGTCTAGCTCACGACCCAGTTCCTCTATGCTAACAGTGAGATCGTTCTGGAACTTAACCACGTGCGGTAATCCAATACGATCTAGATACTGCCCTAATCTTGCATTGAGATGGCTGAGATTCTGATCGATGATCTTCTTACGTATGAAACTATCTTTGTTGGTTAGTAACTTCATCAGAAATTCTTGGTGTTCCTTGATTCTAGTGAATTCGTTCATAAGATCGTAAGTGACTTCTTCCAACGCCTGTTCTTCCATCTCACGGATCTGATCGCCATAAGGATCCGCTTCAGTCTGTTTGGCAGTCAGCTGTGTTAGTACACTGGCCATACTGCTACGATGTTCAAACGCATCGCTTTCATTCTTATAGAACACTGTGGGACTTAATCCTAATTCCCCAATCCCAGCCAAGGAACCTGTATACTCTGTCAGCTGGTGCTGGGTGATGATATTCTGTAAGGAAGTTTCTTCCAAGGACTTATGCTTAGATTCTAACACTGTCACTTGCAGACTATCGTGGAACGCTTGTCCACAGGTATGACAGGTGTGATTCTCTAGGGCTTGTATTTCATCCCGTAGGCGTTTAATATCTTTCTGTTCTCTGGTATGGTCCTGTACAAATCGTTTGATCGACGCTTTGAGATCTTTGATAGCCTTTTCTTTAGTCTCATAATCTGCTAGACTCTTGTGTGCATCTAGTTCTGCTTCGATATCTAACTTAGCCAGTTCATCGTAGCATTGCTGTAGAGCGGATAAGTCCTCGGCTTGTTTCTTCTGCCACAAAGATTGCCTACGTTTAGTAGCGTCAATCTGCTGTTTGATACGTTCGTTAGCATCAGTAACCGCTTTAATGCGAAATTCTTCCTGTTGTATAGCGTCCTTTGTTGCCTTGTTCTGTTCTTTTAGTGCTTCGGCCTTCTCACTCAGCATGGTAATGCCCAGTAATTGCTCGATGATAGCACGTTGCTCGTTGGCTTTTAAGCTGAGAAAGGGTTCAGTATAGGTATTCAACGCCACTATGTGTTTAAACATATCGTGGCTCATATTGATCAATCGCTCGATCTCCTGCTGTGTTTCTCTACTGTCACCTTGGCTGTTGTCGTCTTTGCTTTCGTGTTCGTTGTCGCCCACATAGAATTTAAGTACGTTGGGTTTACGTCCACGTTCGATTCTGTACTTCTCCCCCTCACATTCAAAGTCGATAGTGACCAACATACCCATAGTATTGGTCTTGTTAATCAGATTGTCTTTCCTGATATTAGTCAGTGCTTGACCGAATAGGGCATAGCTGAGTGCGTTAATAATAGTGGTCTTACCTGTGCCGTTACGGGCACCGCTATCATCCCCGCCTAGGTCTAGGTTTTCTCCCAACACTAACGTAAGGTCATGTCGATCGAAGTCAATACCCTGTGTAGCGTTACCTACGCTCATAAAGTTTTTTACTGATAAAGATTTTATTTTAAACATAAGACTCCATTATACTACTATTCACCGAGGTGTTTCAAACAATTTGACTATAACAGTTATTTAAAATACTCTAATATTTCGGGAAATACATTCTGCCAATCCAATCTACGTATTTTATCATGTTTTTCTATATAGTCAAACATAACTTTGTAATTGGGATCAATCTCTAAGTTAGTAAAAATTTTACTTAATCGATGATCATCGCCGTATATGCTTTTTATTTGTTGTCTCAACCTGCGCGGGGTCTTATTCAAATCCATTATGCCCATACATCTATTGGGCCTGACAGGAGCATCGGGCCATTTTGATCGATCTTTGGGAATCTTAGAAAAAGCCCATTCTTCTAAATCTTGAAAGTATAATAAATTTAATGGACTAATAGTAGCATTAATACTAAGTATTGCGTCAGTAGTCGCTACTAGGTTATCTATAGTTCTTTCTACTCTGTGCCACTTGAGCGGCCAGCGTAGATAATTAAAATGATTTTTTATGCCGTCAATGCTCATGCTAATTTCAACAGACTTAAACCCCTTCCATAGTTCTCTGGTCTCATCGTCAGGGATTAAACTACCATTGGTCTGATATCTTAATTTAATATTACCAATATTTCTATGTGTTTTATGCAAATGGCGTAATACAGTATTTCCGGTATCACTGTAAAACGGCTCTCCTCCCAGAATATAAAGTTCGTTTAACTGATCTAATTTAACAGTATTAATCAATTGATCGGTTAGTTTAGCCGCATGATTGACGATTGGCCCAATATCTTTTATACCGTGTTTGTATTCATATTTTTTCCAAGTATCGCTGATATAGCTACCACAACTTAAGCATGCGGCATTGCACTTTGCGTCAAAGCTTAATTCTAGATTCCCGCAGCTACCGTTGTCTAGATCAACAGGGATACGCTTAAAACTACTGAGTCTAGGAGAAACTTGATCGCCTGCTTGACTATCTTCCATCTTCCTACACAAGTTACATTCCGGCAACCATCCAGTGGCATTTGAAGTATATGCTAGTTCTTTTTCAAATACTTCTTTATCTAGCAATGGCACTTTTTTAGTGTAATAACAACACGGACTCCACAATATAGTATTATCCCATTTTAGATCTAGTTTATACCCGTTGCTAAGATGCCGACAAAATTTATTAGACATTAAAGATTCCTGTATATGTCTAACAGTAAATTGTTATCATAATGCTCACTGGAGATAGCAGTCAATTGATTAGTCACTATCTGATCTACGCTTTCAAATGCCACATTGCCCTGCATCTCATATTGTTCGAGATCTGTATTCTTTTGGGGGATCAGTGTGATCTCACGTAGATCATAGGTCTTGATAAATGTGTCTTTGATAAAGTTAGCTTCTTCGTAGCTGATGTCTATATCTAGATTAACGCGGACATGCATACCAGGTTTCAATATACTTTCGGCATTGTTTAGTATAGCACCCAACCCCAACACCCTATACCGGGGTTGATCCTGCCACGTATGATATTCTGGCTCTTTGCCCCATTCCAGTATCATCATACCACGCTCATCGTCTCCCGCATCTGCATAGTTATGGGGAAAGCAATTACCGATATAGGTAATATTCTTATGACTCTGACGTTTATGGAAATGTCCGGTAAAAACATGCTCAAAGTTTCCAAAGTGTTCACGCTTGACATCACCGTGGTCCGGCATCTGTACCATGGCATTCATAAAGAAATGCGGCAGTTCAAAGTGCCCAAACATATACTTACTTTTCAGCTTGGGTATCTTCTTATGATCGTCACCAACTAGCCATGGAGCGATAGTGACATCTCCAGCAGTGACCCAATCATTACAGATATGAACGTTTCTAAGATGTTTAGCCCACTCTACACTTTGGATATCACGTTTGTCCCTGTAGTAGAGATCGTGATTGCCAGGGATAAAGAACACATCGGAAAAATTATCGTTGAGATGTTCTAATGCCCGTAGACTATAGTTCAGCGTGACGATATTGATGCTGGCACGATTGTTATGCCAATCACCCAGGAACATGGCTGTTTCGCAACCTTCTTCCTGGGCTTTAGCAGTGGCCCATTTGACGAAATTCAAACAGTCTTCGTTATGCTGTTGACTGTTGGATTTAAGACCAAAATGTATGTCAGTGAATATTGCAGCTTTTTTGAATAAGTTTGTCATCTACATATTATACACGATCAAGTAGGGCAGAAGCAAGCTTCTTGTGACTCAAAGGACCTGCATGTGACCGGTCTGCCCCGCGATCTATATATAAATTTGGTACATAACAATATTCAGGATATTTGGCATATTCCGACGGTCTTCGACCAATCGACGTCATTAAAAATTTTATCTTCTTAGATCTTAAATATCTAGTACCAAAATTTAGTAAAGTCAAATGGTTGAAGTCTATCTGTTCATCCGAATATACTTCCAATAAGTGCTTATCGGATGTATTTGCTAGCATTATTTCTCGAACATTATTTTTATAGATAGAAACACGTTCTGGCGTAGTTATCTGCCAAATTACCAGATCATTTTTAAAAATATTAGCATTAATCAAGTGCCTTAGGCTCCAATGTAATGAGCTACCGGGCTTAGTGATAGAATATAGCGGTAACCCTAAAGTGTCACTAATGATGTCGCTGTATCGTAATTCTCCTTTGAGCAAACCTACACCGTGACTATGGCTACACCCAAACACCCATAATACTGGTTTATTAGGTCTGTTACTAACATCTAAATTGGTAAATGTCTGCAC